GTCCTGGTCTACCATCGTAGCAGAAAACCTGATCACCAGATTAGCCGGTGCCAGGTTTAAATATTTCTTGACCCAGGCTTCACGGGTTGGCATCCAGTGGTTGGTGTCCGGTGTCATCCTGCAAACAGCAAATATTTTTGACAAGTGTGTAACGTCCTGGACGTCACCGGAATCATGCCATCTAAAAAATTTATTTCTTTTTGCGTTGATCTGTGCTGCCATCGCTTCAACCCAACGCGGGTCCTTGATAGACTCAAGCCGCTTGTATTGTGCAGCCTTCACCACTTTAAACACGTAACAACCCTTCAAGGCATAACAGCCGCTGCAGGTTGTGCCTTCCACTTTGGCAAGTTTGGATCCAGTTTTACATTCCTGAGCTGGCAGGCCATAGGCATGTCCAGGCATCTTAGACGGCTTAGAGAGTGAGCCGGTTATCTCTTTATAGTTCATATCCTATATTATCCTATTTATTATTCTTTGTCAACCGGCTTGCTGCTTGTCGCTTGCGGCTTGCGGCTTGCGGCTTGATGCTCATATAACAATATTCGTCAAAAAACTTTTGACAGCTCTTTACATAGCTGGCCGGCAGCGTCGCGTGGTCCTCCAAGAACCACGCTGTTAAATCATGTTTTTTTAATCGAAGAAATTTCCTACGTGCCATCTCCAGGTTTCCTTTCTATTTGGCTCTTCGAGCCAAGCTCCGTCTCCCAGGGGCAGAGCGTCGTTCGCGTCCTCCATATCCGGGTACTGGTACTCCTTGTCTTCGTATATAAACGTTTGCATTTTAGTCTTTAGTTTTTTCATAACGCTCCATGTCTTTTTTAACTAAGCGTAGAATCTCTTCTAGCGCATCAGCTATTCTTTTTAAGTTTTCATTGTCCATAAATATTCCTTTCTACTGTATCCTATATCATCCTATACTATATCTGTCAAGCTTGTCGCTTGTCGCTTGAAGCTTGGATCCAGGGACGTGTGTCTATTTCTCCGGAACCTGGATCCAGCGAGCAGGTCAGGCTCCAGCCGTGGGATTTACACCTGCTCACTGTATCCAAGTGGGGGTGAAGTCATTAGCCCTCAGTGATCAAGAGAAGACCGTCCACCCCCTTAAGGATATATTCACTCATGAAAAGAAATGAATACACTCCTATATAATCCTATTGACATTGATTGTCAAGGGGTATATAAATTTATTTAACGAAAGGATATAAAATGCAAACACAAACAAAAGACTTTAGACTAAATGCTAATAAGCGTAAGTCTTTAGTATCGCATTACGAAGATCATCTTCGTAATAAAAAAAGCAAAGTTAGAATTGCTTATGACAAAGCAAGGGAAAACTTTGTAGAACTGCAACCTAAAATCTGGGAATTGATAACCCAAGTTGTTAGGAAACATCAACCTCAACAAGATGTAGATACCATTAATTCTATGCGTGAAAAGTATGGAGATAACGGCGGTCACATACATGATGACAGTTGTTTTTATTTTACCTGTCCGACTGATGAAAAGGACAGTAAGGGTAATAAAATAACTAACTCTAATGAAATACATCTTGATATGAAACTAGATGCCAATGTTAATAATAGTTATAATAATGACTTTGCTTATGCTTATTATTATGATGATTTAAAATTACATGGCTTAGACGCAGACTTTGAGTACAAGTGGAAAGATAAAAAAAATCCAACCTACTATAATACTGAAAGTCAAGTTAAGGAGTTTATAGGTTTTAGTCGTAATCACAATGATGATGATAAAACTAAACCTATCAATGACCCGTTTTGGAAACATACTATTCCTGTTATTGGGACAAGTTATTGTCATAGTAGACAGTTTCAAGTTGATGACATTACACACTCAACCTTAAATCAATTTAGGATAGCACAGCAAGAGTTAGTTAGAACTCATGAAGCTATGTTTGATTACATCAATGAAAAGGTAACTAAGATTGAGCAAGGTTTAAAGGCTTATACTAAGTACAGTCAAGCTAAAGAATTGTTTGACAGACTTAACATACCTTTAAATGAAAGTATGCTTGATGATCAGTCTACAATGGCTTTGAGTGTATTCAGTCCAGAAAATTTAGCGGATATGCTTACAGACCAAGACGAAGAGTTTGAAAGTCGAGAAGCTAAGATTGCTCACTTTAAAGCATTACAGTTAAATTAATGTTTGACAGGGTATCCTATTTAATATAGGATACCCTTAACGAAAGGATATATTATGACAATAAAGACATACTTTAACATTACCTACTTTGCTAAAAAGCATAAGGGCTTTATTACAAGATCAGGTAAGGTTGATGACAAAACAAAAGAGTGGACAGATAAAAAGGGAAACAAGTGTTTCACTTATTTTGATTTAGATAACATGGGATATAGAACTGCAGTAGGGGACTATGTCGTAACACCGAAAGGACTTAATTAATATGAGTTGGGAACTAATCGTATTTACATTATGCATATTATCTATATGCATAATTGGGATAATAGGTTGTATCAATACTTTGGAAGAAATTGATGAGCAAAATAAAAGAGCAAAGTTTGAATTCAACGAAAGGAATAGAAAATGAGCCAGTTTAATTGGTGTCATGGACCACACTGCCATACATATCACACCTTAGGTAGAATTAGAGGTGTGAAAGGCAATAAGGTTTTACGTACACGTAAAATCAGTCAAAGTTCACATTATAATTTAAATGACTGGTCTACTCGTTGGTGGGCTTATTTCTGTGATGAGAGATGTAGAACGGATTATATACATAAACATTTACCAGCTATCCTAAGACTGGAGCCTAGAAGCGAGCCGCTCGAAACGAGCATCGAGGTGCAAGAGACAAAACAATTAGACTGGCAAGGCAATCCATACATAAATAAAAAAATAGTAGAAGCATAGTTGACAGGGGGATAGTATTCCTATATTATCCCCTACAACGAAAGGATATATTATGAAAGTACAATGTTTAGCTGAGTGGCGTAAGAAGGAAGAGCCAGAGTTTACACCTGAAGTAGTTATAGAGCGAGCGTTAAAACAAGCAGGCTATCATGTCTGCTGTTCATCATACATCGGTGATGTGTTTGAAGATAAGACTAAGATACCATTCGATCGAGATGGTGAGCGTTTACCACACGAAGAGATAGCATAGTTGACAAGGGGATAGTATTCCTATATTATCCCCTACAATGAAAGGATATAATATGACAACAAACACAGCATGGTGGAACCTACCAATAGAAGAGTTAGAGCAGATGGCAGATGATAAGGGCAACATTAAACTTGATACAAAGATCAAAGCAACTAATCCTTACTCAGGTCAATCAGCAATGCTGACATCAGAAGAGCATAAGTTATACACTGAGATCAAGGACCACGAACGAGCTGAGGAGTATTCTGCAATGCAGAAAAAACTATCTAAGTTCAGTAGATTAAATGCTAATGCATACATGATCTTATTAGACTAATAAACTAATAGAGGTACCAGCAACGAGCCAAAAATAGGCTCGTTGCTTTTTTCTTAACACACATAAATACAAAGGGGTCCCAAGGCTAGCCCCTTTATGCCTTGTTTTATAGATAGACATGGGTTAAAATCATTCTAGGTTCCAAAATTAAACCAAAAAAATTTTGCAGAAAAAATTTTCGAAATGAAAGTCGATTTAAATAAAATAAAAAATTTACCCCCTGACGTCAAAAAAGACTTCATGAAGATGTATCTTAGATACACAGACAAGAAAAAGGAGTCTCAAATTCAAAATGATTTCATGAGTTTTGTAAAACATGTGTGGCCAGAATTTATTGAAGGGACCCACCATAAAATGATTGCAGATAAATTTAATAAAGCGTGTCATCATTAACATGCCACCAAGACACACTAAGTCTGAATTTAGTTCTTATCTATTACCCGCTTGGATGATTGGTCGTAACCCAAAATTAAAAATTATTCAATCGACTCACAACACCGAACTTGCTGTTCGGTTTGGTCGTAAAGCTAAAACATTAATGGACACTCCTGAGTACACTTCAGTATTTCAAACAAGACTCAGGCAGGACTCACAAGCTGCGGGTAAATGGGAAACGCAACAAGGCGGCGAGTATTACGCAGCGGGCGTCGGGAGTGCGATTACAGGAAGAGGTGCAGACCTTTTAATTATTGATGATCCACACTCGGAGCAGGATGCTTTGAATGCTGATGCATTAGAAAAAGCATACGAGTGGTACACCTCAGGTCCACGTCAACGTTTACAACCGGGTGGAATTATAGTCTTGGTTATGACAAGATGGAGTACAAAAGATTTAACAAGTAAACTCATTAAAGCATCTTCAGAACCTAAAGCAGATAAATGGGACATCATTGAGTTCCCTGCAATCATGCCATCGGGTGAACCGGTGTGGCCAGAGTTTTGGAAGAAGGATGAACTGCTTGGAGTCAAAGCATCTTTGTCTCTTGGTAAATGGAATGCACAGTGGATGCAAAACCCAACATCAGAAGAAGGATCAT